CCACTGGCCGTCCTGTGTGGGTTCCTGCTGTTGCTGCTGGTGCGCCCGATACGCTGCTTGGTCATGCTGTTGCCATCAATGACGACGTGGCGGTAATGGCGGCCAATGCGCTGTCCATTGCCTTTGGTGATTTGTCCAAATACACCGTTCGCGATGTGTCTGGCTCCACCACGATGCGCCGCTTCGATGATTCCGCTTTTGCCCTGCTGGGTCAAGTCGGTTTCTGTGGCTGGACACGTTCGGGCGGCAACTTGCTCGATACCGCTGCCGTCAAGACGTACAAAAACAGCGCGACCTGATCATGGCAACGAAAGCCGCCCAGCCTGAAACGGTTGAGGCTTTCGTGTTGCGTGACTGCGGTTTCGGCAAAGCTGGCGAAGTGGTGACGCTTCCAAAGGCTGATGCCGAAACCGGAGCAGCACACGGAATGCTCGACTTGCACCCCGACGCCATCAAGGCCAACAAACGCAAATAACTGCTGCGTCATATGCCTGAGCAATCGGGCATATCTCAGAGCATTCACAAGGACATCATGGCACTCAAACTCATCACTGCTGCGACTGCGTTAGCTGTCAGTTTGGTAGAGGCGAAGGAACATTTGCGCGTCACCGAATCGACTGAAGACACGCTGATCACCGCCATGATCACCGCCGCAACTGAAGTTGCCGAACAAATGACAGGCCGCGCCATCATGCCGCAAACGTGGGAACTCACGCTTGATTCCTTCCCTGATGCGTTTGAGTTGACGCGCATTCCGGCAGCATCTATCACCAGCTTGAAATATTACGACGCTGATGGCGTGCTGACCACGATGGACGGTGCTGCTTACACGCTGGATATTGCCGACGATTACGGATTTGCCTACGTTGTCCCGGCTTATGGAACCGAATGGCCCACGGCACGCGAGCAAATCAATGCCGTCGTGGTGCGTTATGTCGCCGGGTATGCCAACGCAGCCGCAGTGCCTGAGTCGATCAAATCATGGATCAAACTGCAAATCAGCGCCATGTACGAAAACAGAGAGCTTGAAGGCATTGCGCAAACGCACAAAATCGGGTTTGCCGATCGCCTGCTTGACAGATATGTGGTGTACGCATGAGCGCCGGCCAGCTTCGCCATTTGGTCGAATTGCAGTCGAAGGTAGCCACTCAAGACGAGCTGGGCCAGCCTTCTACATCGTGGCTGACAACCGCATCGGTATGGGCTGACATTCGCTATCAAAACGGCCTGAGTTCAATTAAATCAGGTGCCGACGTGTCCGTTGTCAAGGTCTCCATTCGCATGCGCTACAGGTCCGTTAACGCCGGTCAACGCATCACGCATGATGGTGTGGCGTTCAACATCGAATCGGTGTTGCCGGATGCGCGGCGGGCTTATGTGGATTGTGTTTGCGAGGTCATCAATGCTTACGTTTGACCTTAACCTGAAGGCACTTGAAGCCGACCTCGACAAGCTGGGCGACAAGGCAATGAAAGCGGCACGGCTTGGGGCGCGTGTCGGGTCTGAGATTTACTACCAAGCGGTTTTGGCAACGGTGCCTGTGTCCAAAAAAGGCCACTGGTTTCATGGCACATCGTTCAAAACGTCTGGTCAAAAATACTGGTTTGAATCCGGTTCACTCAAGTCTTCGGTGTACCAAGTGTTTTCCAAAGACTCGACGCCAAAGCACCCGGAATACCAGATCGCGTGGAATCACCGAAAAGTGCCATACGGCTTCATGGTGACATTCGGCACCGCCAACGGCACCGCGCCAAACAAGTTCATTAGCCGCGCTGAAAACACAGTGCATAACCGTGCTGTTCTCGCCATGACGGACAAATTCAAACAGGTGATGAATGAGCGTTGAATCCGATCTGTACAACACATTGAAGGGTTTGGTGGCGAACCGCTGCTATCCCGACTTTGCGCCACTGGGAACCGTGCGCCCATTCATCACGTTCGAGCAAACCGGCGGCGAGTCGCTGTACTTTATCGACGGCTCATTGCCCGACAAGAAACACGGCAGGTTCGAGATTGGTGTGTATGCCGACACCCGCGCCGCATGTGCCGCGCTCGCCTTGCAAGTTGAAGCCACCTTAGCCGCGGCCACCGTGTTTCAGGCCAGCGCCATTCACGCGCCGATATCGGACTATGCCGATGAAGTGAAGATTTACTCAAGCACCCAGAATTTCAGCGTGTTTTCTACGAGGTAGAAGACGCCAAACCAAGTAAACGAACCCGCCTTACCAGCGGGTTTTTTTATACCCGAAAGGGATCAACCAAACCAGTTTCACCGCTGGTTTTTTTTCGCCCAAATTTCGGGCGTTTTTTATCGAGTGATAACACTCGGAAAGGAACCATTTTGAGTTTGTACTTTGCTGAGGGAAGCAGCCAACAATTTTCCCAAACCTTTGCTGGTGCCAAAACCATCACGGCGCTCTCCAACGCCAACCCCGCAGTTGCCACCAGTGTCGCCCACGGCTACACCACGGGCGATGAAATCCTGTTGACCACCGGCTGGGAAGACCTGACCGACAGCGTTGTCAAAGTCACCGTCCTGACTGCTGACACGTTCAGCTTGTCCGGAATTGACACCAGCAACGTGGCCTTTTTCCCGGCAGGCTCTGGCGCTGGCACGGCGCAAAAGATCAGCGGCTGGACGGCCATCCCCCAGGTGCTGACCATCAGCGGCTCTGGCGGTGATGCGCGTTTCACCGACGTGCAACTGCTGGCAAAACGCAACGCTCTTAAAATCCCCACCGGTTTCAACGCTGTGTCAGTCACCATGTCGCTGGCCCACGACCCGGCCCAAGCGGGCTACATCACGTTGCAGCAAATCAGCCGCAACTTGAGCAAAGTTGCATTCAAGCAGGTGATTTCTGGCGGCGCTGTGACCTACGGCTATGGCTACATCTCGGTATCTGAAATGCCAAAATTAAATAACAATCAGGTGAATACTGTCGACGCTGCGATGACGGTTATTGGCCGCGCCATCTCCTACTGATCCCCGGCGTAAGCCATCCCAAGCACCGCCCATCCAGTGTCGCCTTCGTAGGGCGCGCTGGGTGGGTATGGGCATTTTTCCTATCCCTACGAAAGTAAATCATGTCAAAGTTAGTTCTTGGCAAAACGCCTGCCACCTTCAAGCCGTTCGATGTCAAATTCACGCTGCCAGACGGCACAGAAGATGCCATCAAGGTCACGTTCAAATACAAAACACGCTCGCAGTTTGCCGCCTTCTTGAATGAATTGTTCTCAGAATCTGGCGAAGAAAAAACGGCAACCGACGATAAAGTTGATTTTGAAAAACTCTTTGCAAAAGGTGGTGAAAAGACAGTCGCGCACCTGTCAAAAATCATTGCCGAATGGGATTTTGCCGAGCCGCCAAACGCTGAAACGCTGCGCGCCCTGCACGACCAGGCGCCCGCCGCCGCTGCTGCCATGACCAACGCATTCAGCGCCGCCTGCACCGAGGGAAAGCTGGGAAACTGACCGGCGCAATCAATGCCATGTACAGCAAGACAGAGCCGGAATCAAATCCGTTCCTAGCTGGCATGGCAGCGATACAAGCCGCCCAAGAGTTCCATGTGTGGCCGGAAAACATGCCCGCTATCAATCTGTTTTCCTCCATATCAAGCCAGTGGCGCACCGGGCCTGGTGGCGCTACTGGGCTTGACTACAACGTCCTGTTTCACCGCATGGATCACATGCACCTATCAGAGCAAGATTACGAATGGATGTTTGACGACATCCGTGTTATCGAGTCCGCCGCATTGACATCAATGAACAAAAAAGACGACTAACTATGTCTGATACCCAAATCAATGTTGGCATGAATGTCGATGGCGTCATTGCCGGAACAGACAAAGCCAAGCGCAAAATAAGCGAGCTTGGTGGCTCTGCGCGTGATGCGGGCAATGAGGCATCCAAGGGAATGGCCGCAATTGGCAACGGCGGCGAGGCTGCTTCGCGCAAGGTAGAGGCGGCAACCAGGAACACAATCAATTCGATCCAGCGCCAGATCGCGGCATTTGAGGCTGGCGACAAATCAAGCCGCAAGTATCAGGAATCACTGGCCCGTATGCGCGGCATTGACGTGGCTGCGCTCAAGCCTTACCTTGACCAACTCGATCAGGTGAAGCTAAAGCAAAACGCCGCGACGACTTCACAGGAATCCATGACCGTCGGATTCTCAAGCATGAAGATCGCAGCCTACGCAGCCGCCGCCGCGCTTGGGGCCTTGGGCGTTGCGTTTAAAAACATCGTCAATGGTGTGGACGCGCTCAATGACCTAAAGGACGCTACCGGCGCATCCATTGAAAACATCAGTGCACTGGAAGATGTGGCGCTGCGCACCGGGACAAGTTTTGACGCCGTTGGCGCTGCGCTCATCAAGTTCAATGGCGTGCTCAAAGACAACAAGTCCGGCACCGCCACAGCCGAGGCATTCAAAGCTATTGGCGTCAGTGTTGAAGAGTTGAAGGCGCTTGACCCAGCGGAAGCACTCAGAAAAGTAGCTGTTGCCTTTTCTGGTTTTGCTGACGACGGCAACACGGCTCGCATCATGCAGGAGTTGTTTGGCAAGTCAACCCGCGATGTCGC